AAACTGCCTGTACATGGATGGTTACCCAAGAGGCTTAAGGGGCTGCTCTGCTAAAGCAGTAGGCGTAACGAAGTGCGTTGCGTGCGAGGGTTCGAATCCACCACCATCCGCCATAATTAACTGCGAGGGGTATATGAAAGAGAAGCTGACATCAATTACCTGTCATGACAGGAAGTGTATGAACAATAGCAAGGGTAAATGCATTGCCAATGAAATCGTGATAGGAATGCGAGGAAGATGCAAATCGTTTGCTGATACAAGAAACATCATGTTTAACAATGGTGTTGATTTGAGTTCTCAATAAATGCCATGTATCTCCGTGGATATATAACAAAAACAAGATAATATTCTCAATAAGCACTATCTAACTACAGGTGGTGCTTTTTTCGTGCATTGAAAGGGGGTGTGGAAGTAATGGGTAGACCTAAGAAAGTTAAAGATGTGGGCGGAAGACCTACAAAAATGACAAAAGAGGTATTGGAAAAGCTGGAGTACTACTTGAGCCGTGGCGTAAGTGTTATCAGTGCTTGTGGATTCGCAGGGATTGATAACTCCACCTTCTATGATTGGAAGAATAACAATAAAGACTTTGCCAATAAAGTTGAGATATGGCAGAACGCCTTATCAACAAAGGCTCAATTGGTTATTGCTGATAGCATCGAGGAAGGGGATAAGGATACTGCTAAGTGGTTCAAAGAAAAGACTGATAAGCGGTATAACCCTAAACATATGACTGAGGTAACTGGTGCTGATGGCGGAGCAATTAACATTGCTTTCAAGTGGGAAGATGAGTAATCAAACAATAACAATCCCATACAAGCCACGCCCCATTTGGAAAGACGAGATACATAAAGGGGTTGAGACACATCGGTTCTCGGTTATCGTGGCACATCGGCGGTTCGGTAAGACTGTTGGTAGTGTTAACCACATCATTAAGATGGCTTTAATGTGTTCGCTGCCTAGCCCTCAATATGCGTATATCGCTCCGTTTCGAGTTCAGGCGAAACAGATTGCATGGGCTTATCTCAAATATTACACATCAGTAATCCCTAACAGGATTGTGAATGAATCGGAGCTATATGTTGAGCTACCTACACTGCATAAGAATCGGCAAGGGGCAAGGATATATGTAAAGGGTGCTGATAACCCTGATAGCTTGCGTGGTGCTTATTGGGACGGAGTGATACTTGATGAATACGCACAGTTTAGACCTGAAGTATGGAACGAAGTTATTCGTCCGTCTCTATCGGATCGTAACGGCTGGGCTATATTTATTGGCACACCGAAAGGACAAAATGCGTTTTACGAAATGTACCAAAGAGGGGTAAGCGAGCCTGATTGGTATACCTGTAAGTTCACAGTATCAGAGTCCAAGTTGATACCTGATGATGAAATTGCTGATATGAAAGCATCGATGAGTGAGGATGCGATACGGCAAGAGTTGTATTGTGACTTCACCGCATCAGCATTCAATGTGTTGATTCCGATTGACCTAATCAGCGATGGTATAGCAACAGTGATAAAGCCTAATGATATGTTAGAAGCTCCTGTTGTGTTGGGTGTCGATGTGGCTCGGTTTGGTAGCGATAGGTCGGTAATCGTGAGACGGCAAGGGTTATCAATGCACAAGCCGTTGGTATTCAGTGGCGTTGATAATATGCGACTAGCTGACATCATTGCTCGTGAGATAAACAAGCATAAACCTGATGCGGTATTCATAGATGCTGGTCGAGGTGAAGGCGTTATCGATAGATTGAGACAACTTGGCTATAGAGTGTCTGAGATACCATTTGGTGGCAAGGCACTCAAGGATAGTAAGTACACAAACCGAAGAGCTGAGATGTGGGATAGCATGGCTCAATGGCTCAGAGGTGGTGGCTCATTACCTGATGATGAAGAGTTATGCGCTGAACTTGCTATGCCTGAATATGGATACGATGCTAAAGGCAGAATCCTGCTAGAAGCAAAAGACAAAATGAAAGAACGATGCGGTCGCTCCCCTGACTTGGCGGATGCGGCGGCACTTACATTCGCAACGCCTGTGCGAAAGCACATTGGTGTGAGTGCCACAAATAGGAAGCTGGTAGCCAATACGGACTATCAGCCTTTTTAGTATTTATAGGGGAAAGGAGAGTGCCTAATGAGTAAAGGTTTATTCGGTGGTGTATCTGCACCTGCTGCTATTAAAGTACCTGACCCAACACCTACGGCAGTAGCTGATAGTGGTCAAACAGGTGATAGCCTTGCTGCAGGACAAAAGAAGAAGAAACGAGGATTTGATTCCACTGTTTCTGATGCAACTATCTTGGGTAATGCAGGGCAAGACACTAAACGGACATTAGGGTAACGGATATGGCTAGCACGATTTTGGGAAAGTCAAAGAAGACTGACAAAAAGGAAAAGCCTGTTGCTCGTGATTATGTTAAGTTGCGACAACGATTTAGTTCTCTGATGCAAAAACGGCAACGATATGAGAAGGTGTGGAAAGACATCAAGCAGTATGAGTTGCCACATATCGGCATATTCGATGATGAGGAAGACCTATCTAAGAATAAGACTGGTAAAATCTATAACTCTACAACATGGGAAGCTTGCCAAATATTTGCGGCAGGTGTCATGAGTGGCTTAACCCCACCAAGTCGCCAATGGTTCAATCTGACAATGGATAATGCACAAATGGCTGCTAATAGTGATGTGGCTAAGGTATTGGATGAACGGCAACAGATACTACAAGCAGTACTAGCTAAGTCCAACTTCTACACCACTGCATTCAGTTGCTACACAGAGCTTCCGTATGGACAAGCACCAATGGGGATTTTTACTGATCCTAAGTATGGTGTCCGCTATGTTCCATACACAATTGGTACATATGCTCTTGAGGCAGGTGCTAATGGTGAGATTAGTACATTTGCACGGCGGTTTAGAATGACCGCATCGCAATTGGTAGAGCAGTTTGGCACTAACAATTGTCCATTGAATGTACTTAACGCATTCAAGTCTAGTAGCAGCTACAATCAGACCTTCATTGTTAATTGGTTGGTTGAGCCTAACAGTGAACGGACTATTGGTGAAATTGGTCGCTCTAATATGCCTTATCGCTCAGTCTACTGGGTAGAAGGGCAAGAGACTGATAGAGCTTTGTATGATGGTGGCTTTGAAGAGTTTCCTGTTCCTGTAGCTCGATACACTGTGGTGGGTCATGAAGCTTATGGCAAGGGTGCTGCATGGTTTGCATTGGATGATGCAAGGATGTTACAAAAGCTTGAATATGACCACCTTATGGCGATTGAGTTGGGTGTTAAACCGCCTATGCAAGCACCAAGTGGCATCATGGGTCAGGTTAACCTCTTCCCTGGTGGCATCACTGAGAGCGACACAGGTGAAATGGTTAAGCCTTTATTCGATGTACGGCTTGATACCGCATCGCTCATGAACAAGATTCGTGAGACTGAAGACCGCATCAAGCGGTTCTATTCAGCTGACTTGTTCATGATGATTGACCAAATTGAAGGTGGTCAAATGACTGCTAGAGAGGTCATGGAGCGGTCTCAAGAAAAGCTACAACAATTAGGACCTGTGGTCGAACGATTGTTATCTGAGTGGTTGAATCCAATCATCGAACGCACCTACAATATCTTGGATAGGGCAGGGATATTCCCTGAGCTGCCTGATGAATTGGCTCAAGAACTAGCTGATGCTGATGTAAAGATTGAGTACATCAGTCCGTTGGCCCAAGCACAGAAAATGAGTTCGCTCACTAATATCGAGCAGTTGCTTGGATTCGTGGCTAACGCAGCACAGTTTGACCAATCTATCCTAGGCAAGCTAGACCTTGTACAAGCGGTCAACATCTATGCTAATAGCTTGGGTGCGCCAGCTCCTATGCTGAAGTCTGATGAAGAGTTCCAACAAGCTTTGCAAGCTCAACAACAAGCTCAGCAACAAGCACAGGAACAACAACAGGCTATGCAAATGGCACAAGCAGCACCTCAAATGGCACAAGCTGCTAAGGTGGCTACAGAGGCGGCTAATGATGGCAACCCTGCATTACAAGAATGGTTAGGTATGTAGATGACAAAAGCGAATGTAACGGCTGAACAGAACACGAATAACGCACTCATGCGATACAAGCAACGAGAAAAGGACGAGCAATCGATTAGGGCTATCATGGCCACGGAGACTGGTCGATGGTTCATTACACGGCTATTAGATGCGACAGGCATTAATGCCAAGTCCTTTACTGGCAATAGCGAAACATTCTACCGAGAAGGCAAGAGGGCTATTGGTATCCATGTATTGCGACAAATTGAAAGCTTAGGACTTGATGGCCTTAAGTTAAAGCAACAGGCTGAAATTGAATATGCCAATCAACAGATTGAATGGCTGACACTAATTAATCAAAAGAAGGATGAACAATAATGGCAGAAGATACTTTGCTGGGCGGTCAACTTGACACTGATTCCGCCCAAGATGGTAACCAACCTGAAGTTGAACAACAAAGCACTAGCGACAATACGGCAACGGAAGAAACTGCTAGCACACCTGCACCAACTGTGCCTGAACAGTATGACTTCTCTGAAGCCGTTGGTGATCAGTTAGATGCTGAAACGGCAGCAAGCTTTTCTGATGTATTGAAATCTGTAGGGGCAACGCAAGAACAAGCCTCTGCGATTGCTAAATATGGTGTTGGTTATGCACAACAGATTGCTAACCAAGCCGTTCAATACCAAGAAGAGCAAGCGGCTAAACAATCTCAAGAATGGGCCGATGCCACACGAAAGGAGTTAGGTGCATCCTTTGATGACACTATTGCTCAATGTGGTACGGCAGTGGAATATCTCGAACGAGTTGTTCCTAACATTCGTGAGATTCTCAATGAAAATGGATTGGGTAACCGAGTAGAAGTCGTTCGTGCCTTTGCTAAAATCGGACAATTGGTATCCGAGGATAGAGGGCATGACACAAATGGCTTAGGCAGCGCACAAACTGCTGCTGACATTCTTTATGGTGGTAACAAATAATAAGGAGAAATTGAACAATGGGAATTATTGCAGAACAACGCCCTACACTTATGGATGTGGCATCTCGCACTGAGGACAACAAGATTGGCACTATCGCTGAGTTGTTGACTGAAAACAATGAAATTTTAACAGACATGGTTATGAAAGAAGGTAACCTTCCTACAGGCAACAAGACAACTGTACGGACTGGCTTGCCTCAAGCAACATGGCGTTTGCTTAACTATGGGGTACAACCTTCTAAATCCAAGACTGCACAAATCACAGATACTTGCGGTATGCTGGAAGCTTATGCAGAAGTGGATAAAGCATTGGCTGACCTTAACGGCAACACTTCTTCCTTCCGCTTGTCTGAAGATATGGCATTCTTGGAAGCGATGAACCAAGAAATGGCTAAGACTTTGTTCTACGGCGACACTTCCGTTGACCCTGAAAAGTTCGTTGGCCTCGCACCTCGTTACAACACATTGAATGCTAAGAAAGCAGAAACGGCTAAGAATGTGTTGGATGCAAAAGGGACTGCTAACCTTACATCTATCTACCTCGTTGTATGGGGTGCTAACACAGTACACGGCATCTTCCCTAAAGGGTCTACTGCTGGCTTGAAACATGACGATAAAGGCCAAGTAACTATTCAAGATGCTAATGGTGGTAACTATGAAGGTTACCGCACTCACTACAAATGGGATTTGGGTCTCACAGTTCGTGACTGGCGTTATGTAGTTCGTATCGCTAACATCGATGTGAACGCATTGACTAAGGATGCTTCCGCAGGTGCTGACCTCATCGACTTGATGACAACTGCTGAAGAACTTATCCCTAACCTTAACGCAGGCCGTGCTTGCTGGTACATGAACCGCCAAGTTCGTACCTTCTTGCGTAAACAAAAGAACAACGCACACAAATACCAAATCACTGAAGGCAACGAAGGTGGTAAGATTACAACCGAATTTGACGGCATTCCTGTACGCCGTGTAGATGCTCTCATTAACACTGAAGCACAAGTTCGATAGTAATTAATTGTAAGACTATACCCACTCCCTTAATTTTTGGGGGTGGGGTTATTACTAAAAAGGAGAAACAATATGATCTTGGATAAAGAGAATGCATTCTTTTATAAATCTGATTTGGCTAGAGGCACGACTGGCGATGTAGTGTCCGTTGGTGGTGATGCATACGAACAATGCTTCATCGTAGGTAATGTAGCCAAAGCATTGTCTGCTACTGCAACAGTAACACTTACTACTTCTGATACGGCTGACATGGCTTCCCCTGTAACATTGGGTACATACACATTGGCCTCTGCAGCAGGGTCTGTGTTCGCAGCTCGCATTCCATTTGGCGTAAAGAAATATTTGCAAGCTAAAATCACTGGTGCTACTAGTGGTACTTGCACAGTAGCAGTAGCAATGGATGTTGCTATTTCTCGCTAGGGGGTAATTATGGAATATATTGCATTATGTGATTCCTATGGGTTTGCAGGTGGCTATGTTAAAGAAGGCGAAACTGTAACCATTACGGATAAGCAAAAGAAAGAATATGATCCTAAATACTTCGAAGCATTGTTTGCACCTATTGGTGGAGTAGAAGAACCTGCTCCTGCGGAAGTAAATGATGCTCCTGTAGAAGAACCTACAGTAAGTGAATAACAGAATAGGGGCGGTGAAAACTGCCCCTTATTTTTATTTGTGAGGCGACAAGATGACTAAAACAGACATTTGTAACTTGGCACTTTCCTATATAGGGCAAGGCATGATTGCATCAATTGAAGCTAACAACGAATCTGCTCGCCAGTGTAGATTGCATTATGACAACACTCGAAAGCTATTGCTGAGACAGTATGAATGGTCTTTTGCCAGGAAGCATGAACCATTGGCTTTGGTGAACACTGAAATCAATGGGTATAAATACATTTACTTGTACCCTGAGAAGTGCCTCAAAATGCTTGCCATCTTGGATAACCACAACGCCTTTGATGCATTCCGTCAAAAGGAGTTTGAGGTATTCAACATGGACAACAATACCAAGGTAATTGCCTCTAATGTGGAGTTGGCATATATCGACTATGTGTATGACATAACAGACTGTGACATCTTCGATAGCTTGTTCCTGGAAGCATTGGCGAGAAAGCTTGCGTCCAATCTCGCAGTACCATTGTTAGGCAATGAATCTACTGCAGATAGGAACTACAAGATGTACCAGGCGGCACTCGAAGAAGCCAAATCTTTGACTGCAAAAGAACGCAAGGCACAAGTCGAGTATCCTAGTCTGTATGCATCTGTACGAGGTGGCGACTAATGGCACTGACACCTTTATTTACAATTCAACCAGCCTTTACTAGCGGAGAAATCTCTGATGAAGTGAATAGCCGTGTTGACCTTGACCAATATAAATCGGCGTTGCTATTGGCTCAAAATGCGGTTATTCGTCCCTTCGGCTCTGTGTGTAAAAGACAGGGATCTCGATATATAGCTGATGCAAAGTATCATGATAAACCAATTCGGCTAGAAGAATTCACCGCATCAGGCAATGTATCATTCCTTCTTGAGTTCGGTGTTAAGTACTTCCGTGTATATCAAATGGGTAAGCTCTTAACTGAGGTGGCGACAGTGTTTGATGAGACGGACATTCCTAACCTTCACTTCAATCAATCGGCTGATACCATGTTCATTTGTAGCGGTGAAAAGCCTGTGCAAGCTTTGCAACGGATTACAGATACACAATGGACAATCCGTGAGTATGCACTGAATCCTATGCCGTTTGATGACATCAACACAGACAAAGGTAGCAAGCTCAAGGTAGCTAACAACAAACTGACTGCTAGTGTTGATATGTTCACTGAGGAAATGGTGGGAGACCAATTCAAAGTCTTACATACAATCCCAATGCAGAGCTTTACCGCATCAGGGCAGACCTATGAACGGCATATTGATGTGGCGGATTATGAGGTCGAAGACGGCAAGGTATCCTGGTCGATTACCACACACGGAACATGGACTGGGTCTGTAACGATTCAGACATCGGAAGATGGTGGCAACACTTGGCTTGATTACAAAATCTATAAATCTAAGAATGATACGAATGTAACGGATAGCGGTACATTTATCAATACATATACAACTAGTAGAGTAGTTACCCACATTGAGAGTGGTAATAATACATTCGAATATAAGATACATTCACACACTGGCTTTGGTATCGTCCGCATCAAAAAGGTGCTATCCCCTAGAGAAGCGGAAGTAGATTATATCTTGAAGCCTGCTAAGGACACTGAGACATATCTATGGAACAGGGGATCATACGGCAAGTCTCATGGCTATCCTAAGATGTCTGTATTCTTCCAAGACCGCCTAGTATTCGCTAATACTAAGAAGGGGTCTAACAAGATATGGATGAGCCGTACAGGTGACTATCCTAACTTCGGCATTGAAAAGGCATCAGGAACATTGACTGATGATAGTTCTATCACCCTGAGCATCATCAATCGTAAGCTCTTTAGTGTTAGACACTTAGTACCAGCGACTGACCTTATCATTCTGACAGATGGTAATGAGTGGATTATCAGCGGTGGCAAAACAGTAACTCCTAATGATATATCCCCTCGGATTCAGACCCAATTCGGTGCTGCACAAGCACAACCTGAATACATTGGCAATCGGTGTGTATTTGTAACTGACAGGGGTAACAATGTCCGTGATATGGCTTATGACTATACACGAGATGGCTATTCAGGCAATGACCTATCCATCTTGGCTAAGGATACATTACGAGATGTGAAGCTACTGAAATCCACTTATGTACAGAACCCTGATAGCATTATCTGCTATGTGGGTGATGATGGCGTCTTGCGGTGTATGACATACATTGCAGAAGAACGAGTGAATGGGTGGTCTCGCTACATGACAGATGGCAAGTTTATCGATTGTGAAGCTGTGGCAGAGCATGAGAATGATGCCTTATATGTTGTGGTAGAGAGAACCATTGGCGGTGTTGCCAAGCGGTACATTGAAAAGCTAGAGGCACTCACTACCTATAAGGTGGGCGACAATTTCTTCTTAGATTCCTTCGTCCGTGAATCCCATGACGAAAATGTATCTAGTATTCGTGCTAATCACTTGATTGGTAAAGAAGTAACCATTGTGGTGGATGGCGTTGTCCACCCTAAGCAAGTAGTTCCTAGTAGTGGCATGGTAGAGTTAACCACAACAGGTAAAGACATCCTTGTGGGCCTTGATTTTGAGTTCAGAATCGAACAACCGACCTTTGAGATGCAACTCAATGACGGCACGATTCAAGGGCGGTTTATGCGGCTCAATGGTGCAATACTTCGATTGGTTAACTCTAAGGGCGGTCAATGTGGCCATAACTTTGAAACTATGGATGACATAGAAACTATGGATGAAGATGGCTATTACACTGGTGACTACGATGTTACATTCCCTCAAGGAAGCAATGGGTTCAACGAACAGTGTCATGTATGTATTAGACACAATGAGCCGTATCCATTCAACTTAAAAGCAATTATCCGTAATCTTAGCTATGGTGGTGGTAGACATGAAAACATTAATCGAGGCGTATAACCCTACGAAACATGACAATGATATTGAATGGCTATCACACAATCTAAGGGATATGGACTTACTGGAACTGAGAGAGAAAGGCAAGTGGGATGGGTACAACCAACTGCAAGACGCCTTCTCTCAACCAGGCTACAAAAACTACTGCGTATACCTAGAGAGTGGTGAGATGCTCGGTGTGTTCGGCATATCTGAGCGACCACTATATATGGATATGCACTGTATATGGTTCATGGGATCTACCATACTGGAACATAACTTTGCAGCAAAGAGGGCTTTTATTCAAGGCTCTAAGCAGATATTACAACAGTGGGTAAAAGAATATGGGCGATTGTTTAACTACGCACACAGAGCGAATAAGCTAATCGTGGGATGGTTACAGTCGGTTGGTGCAGTCTTTTATGACACGGAAGATAAAGATTACAAACTATTTATTATCTATTGAAAGGGGGAGTGCGTATGTGTATGCCAGTAGCAATGGCACTCACTGGTGTATCGACACTCATGGGCATACAGTCCGCACGGCAACAAGCCAATGCACAGGCTGCTATGTATAATCAACAAGCAGCAGTGGCAGAGCAAAATGCTCGTATCAGTGCGGCTAAACAAAATCAAATTAATGACCAGTACCTTCAAGATAAGCAGCGCATGGATGACAAGATGCGGTTGGTGGCAGGTCAGAATGCAGCTGAAGCAGGGTCTAGCAATTTAACAATGAGTGGCACGCCGCTTCAATCGTTGGGTGCTTCCTATGACGCATACAACCAAGATGTGAACACTTGGGATACCAACAAAAATAATGCGATTTGGAATGAAAAGGTTAATGAAATCAACTACCTTAACCAAGCTAATTCCGCTCGTAGTGCAGCGGCGAATGCTAAGCAACAAGGCAATTTGTCTGCCTTGGCCACATTGATTGGTGGAGCTTCTTCCATGTATTCATTGAAGCAACAATATGGCGGTGCGAAGAAGACAGGAACGCAAGGCTTTACTCGCTCTACAACTGATGGCCAAATTCGCACTGATGCGGTCGACCCTACAAAGGTGGATAACATCAGAGTTGTTAAGTATAACAAGACTAAATAATAGGGGGATGACAAGTGAAATTACAAAGTTATAACCCAAACGAAAAGCTAAACACCATCAATGCTCAGGTGGCTAACACTGGCAACGCCCTAGCTTATGGGGCTGATAAAAGTGGTGTGGATGCGTTGCAAAACTCTTTGTTAAAGGCGGCAAAGGTTGCTGATGATGAACATACAGAACGAATGAATGTTGCGTTCATGAATGCAGAAACCGATTATAATAAGCAAATTATAGACAAGCTATATAACGAAAAAGATGGTTTAGCTCATACGGAACTTGGTGGTGCAGCAGGATCTACGCAGAAGTTTTATGACGCGGAATCTGAGATTCGACAAAGTGTATTGAGCAAGTTACCTAACAATCGACTGGTGTACGAAAAGTTTAACAGGATGGCAGATGATTCTACTGTTCGCAACGGTCAAATGATGAATAATCATGAGTTTGACGAGAAAGAAAAGTATACCAATGTTACCTTTGATAACAACTTTGACACCATGAAAGATTTGGCTTCCCTGCAGTACAACAACGGAACAGGGTTACTTGCTTTGTCAAAAAACTTGAGAACCAACATCAACAATACATATGGATTCCGTGGTGAGCAATACACAAAAGATTTGTACAACCAAAAGATTGATGAAGCGGAAGCCTCCACTGTATTGGCTCAATACTGTAGTTGTAT